TCGCCTCCAGTATACCACGAGATTCACATTAAGAAATAGTTTCGAAGTTGTCTTAATTCATAGTTCCATTATACAGTCTTGCTTTTCCATGAAAGATACATTTTGTTCCATGTAATCTATACCATTATGTTCGAGCCAGACATCGAGTAACCGTTCGGCTACAAACCCATAGACACGGGAATTATAGGTATCCCAGTCGGTGATGTCAATCCGCTTCTCAAGCTCAAAAAGAACGGAAAAGAGCCATTCCATATAGTCTTTGAAATAGTCGCGGCGCATGACGAACATGTTGAACATATGGGCCCAGGTCCGATTCATGACTTTTTCAAAAGCAGGTATATATTCTGGACACTGCTCCTTGATGATCTGTTCCGTCACATCCAGCCCTTCTCGGTGGTGGGCATGGTTATAATGGGAACGGTTCGTTTCAATGTAGTATTTCCGCTTATCCGGAACGACGACGGGATGCTCAGACAAGAGCTGCTGCCATTCTTTTTCTGTCAATATCTGGTCTTTCTTGGCTTCACAGATGGAAACAAGTTGAAGGCCAATAAAAACTGTTTTAAAATAATACTATTAGTACTATATCTTAGGAGATGATACCATGAAAATTTATGATGTACCCGGTTCTCCTTATCGGTTAATTCTGCACAACTATCCACCTGCCTCCAGTATAAAAGCATTATGTCAGCTAATGTCCCATAAAATTATCGGCCATATTTATGACAAAAAAAATCGCAAAAGAGTCACAGATATCGTATTAGATCAAGAAGAACTTATATATTCAAAGAATCGACTTATTTGCACCAGCATCCCACCCAATTATCGTCCGTATATTTTAATTGGTAATATCCTTTTTGAAAGATTGATAGCAGAAAAACAGGAATGTCTATTTATGATTTTTCATGAATTAGGCCATATTGTATTAAAGCATCATCAAAAATATGCACCCATAATGAAAGATAGAAAAAAGTTACCATCGGGAACCGTTATTCCCCCTGAAAGAGAAGCTGATGCCTTTGCCGCTCAGTTTTTAGGTACTAACTTAGCAATAAAAGCACTACAAGAACTATGGGATTCGCGCAGTCACGCCGTAGAACCTGAAATGCTTCATAAAAAAGCGCTGAAAGAAATAGAAGCACGTATCCAATTACTCAAAAAACAATAACGCCCCGTTCATCGTAGACACTGCCGCTGCCAGTCCCGTTGCGGATACAGCGGTCCAGTGCCATGATGGACGCCACGATTCCGTCGATTTTTTCGACGGATTTTTCTTTATCCGGCTTGATGTTTCCCGCCGGGTCCTGCCGCATGACAACATTGCCCGCCATCCATTTGAGGACGGGATTGCCGCCATGGACGATGTTCCCTTCCATCAGGAGCTTGAAGAGCTCCTTCGACGGCGGTGACATATCCTTGAATCCCTGTCCAAAGGGAACCATGGTAAAACCCATGTCTTCCAGGTTCTGCACCATCTGGGTAGCGTTCCACCGGTCGTAGGCGATTTCCCGGATGTTATAGGTTTCTCCTAAACGTTCGATGAACTTCTCGATGAAACCGTAATGGATGACATTTCCTTCGGTTGTCTGGATGAAGCCCTGTTTCTGCCAGACATCATAAAGGACATGGTCCCGGCGGCACCGCAATTCCAGCGTGTCTTCCGGCAGCCAGAAAAATGGCAAAAGGATATATTTCTCATCATCATTCCGTGGCGGAAAAGCCAGGACCAGAGCTGTGATATCTGACGTGCTGGACAAATCCAGGCCGCCGTAACACATCCTGCCCCGGAGAGAATCCAGGTCGATGGGAAGGTTCCCTTTATCGTAGACCTGTTCCGGAATCCATCGGATACTGGCCGATGTCCAGATATTGAGCCGGAGCTGTTTAAACACATTCTCCTCAGCCGGATTTTCAATGGCGTTCTGATACGCTTCCCGGACACGCTCAATTTTGATGGTGTGTCCCAGGGACGGGTTCGCCTTGTACCAGTTGGCTTCATCCGTCCAGTCTTCGTCAGCTTCCAAGCCATACACGACAGGATAGAACGTATAATCTTTCTTACGGCCCTGCATCAAATCCAGGGCCTTGGTATGCAGCTCATAACAGATGCTGTTCTTGTCGTTGCCTGCTGTGGTGATGATGAAAAAGAGCGGCTGTTCCCGGGCATCGCCGGAACCTTTGGTCAGCACATCGTAGAGCTTCCGATTCGGCTGGGCGTGGATTTCGTCAAATACAAGACCCGAAACATTCAGCCCGTGCTTGGTTCCTGTTTCAGCAGAAAGCACCTGGTAGAACCCGGCGTTGCGGTAGTTGATGATCCGCTTCCCTGCCGACCGTATCTTGGAACGGCGCAGGAGCGCGGGACTCATTTCCACCATCTGCCTGGCGACATCAAAGACGATGGAAGCCTGGTTGCGGTCACAGGCTGCGCCATAGACTTCCGCGCTCGGTTCATTGTCGGCGTAGAGAAGGTACAGGGCAATAGCCGCTGCCAGTTCACTGTTGTGCGTTTTGACCATATTCCGCCCGGCCAGGTAGCAATGGGACGGGCTATCCACCTGGATGCACTGCATTTTGACTTTATAGTCAAGCATCCGGATTTCTTTCAAATAATGAAAACAGGAACGTGTCTGTTTCACACGCTCCTGTCTGCGGATGCTTTTTCGATGAAGTTTGCTGACCGGCTGGTCAGTAAAGGCTGTGAACCGGATCTGATATAGTGTTTCCCCTGTCGGCTTCCCATAACGGGTGGACGGGCAGGTGGTCAGAGAGTTCTTGATACCTAATGACCACAGGAGTTCCTGTACCGATTCTGCCAATTGCTGGATGGTACTGACGTAGATGCTCTGGCCTTTGACGACACTTACACAGCCGTCGGAATCCATGAGTCCCTGCAGCAGTTCCCAACGTTGATGTTCCGATGACCGCAGGTATTCCGGCCGGATAACTTTTTCTCTGAAGTGCGGCACCAGAATGTTCTTCAGTTCTTTATAGACCAGGATTTCGCTGCCGCCGCAGGTCTGTGGATACCGATTATGCAGAGGGTAAGGGATGAATGAAATAAGGTCATCCACATCGCAATCCCGGACAGTGATTTCCGGCTTCGTTGCGCAGCCATTCCCCAGCCAGTAGCCATACAGATACGGGTCTACAGGAAGGTTTGCCTCTGGAAGATGTAAAGGTTCATTTACGGGAATCCGTATGATGGAACGGTTGTCGCTGAACGTTTCACGATACTGCCGGGTACGGCGGTAAATCTCGCCCGTTGTCCAGCGTTTCGCCCTTGTCTTTCCATGGATGTACTCCACATCCCACAAATGCCGTTCCCCGGCCACAATCCGGCCGCCATCACGGAAAACCAGCTCATAGGCCTGCTCCGTGTCATCTATCAGACTTTTCGCCACCACATGACATGGCTTTCCCCGCTCATCGAAAACGCAATCCCCAATGGCAATGGTTCCCATGGTTTTCCACCCGTCCGGGGTTGGAATCGGCGTGTCTAATGCGAGCTGTTTCCCGTTCTTCTTTGGTATCTCTATATAGGCCGTCAGGAACTGCCGTTTCCCGTCTTCCTTCACGATACCGAACAAATCACGCACGATCTGTTCCTGCCAGGGCAGGAGCAGGAAAGGTTTACCGGCCCATTTTCCTTTGGTATGACAGAGATTTTCGATAAAAGCGACGGCCCGGTCGGCCTTTTCTTTATCATAATGGGAATCCGGCAGCATGAACGCTGACGGCTTATACACAAATGCCAAACTCGTCACCCCCTTAACAGCAGTTCCATTTCATCCGTTTCTTTTTCTCCCCCGTTTTCTTCCCCGACCATACGGCTCCGGGCAGACGGGGTCAGGCCGAACTGCTCGCAGAATTTCAGCATGATTTTGAGGTTAGTCTGGGCGATAGACACCTGCGGCACCTGCTGCAGGTAACCATTCGGCGTCCGCACCATATCCCCATGCCGGGTAATGAATTCTTCCGCCCCTTTCCAACGTGCGTATGCCTGGCAGTAGCCGGCAAAGGCCATCATATCCAGATTGGTCAGCATGCCCATCTCAGCAAGGACTTTCCCCAGCCGTTTCCATTCCTTCTTGGCATCATCTTCCAGCCAGTCCGGGCAACGGGGCAGCCGGCCCTTGGGCAGCGGTTCTTTTTTGTTGAGCGGCCGGTGGCCGGGATTTCCCTCCAGCACCTTGAGTGCCGTCGGTTTCGGTTTCCTTCCTCGTACAGCCAATGGCGCCCACCTCCCAATAAAAAAAGCCCTTGCGGGCTGTACGACAGAGAAGGCCGCGTCTGCGGCCTCCTCATATTTTTTAATTATTTATGCCTTTCTACCAAAAGAGGCCTTGCGGTCTCTTTCCGGGGTCCTCAGTAAAGTCCTTCAAGGGCTTCGTATTCCTTTTCCAGCCGGCTGAGGGTCTGACAGATGCATTGGAACCGGAAGCGATTCTTGCAGGTCCGTTGTTCTTTCTTCAGTTTCCTGATTTCTTCCATCCGGCCTTCCAGGATGTACCGCCCTGCGCCCTTCAGCATTTCGTAGTAGTCTTTTTCGAATCTCGTCATCGTAAAATCCTCGCTTTCATGTGCTTTTTTCTTTGGGGCTTGTCCCCTTTGTCATGTATATATATCACTCTAAAGGCACATAATAGCAAGTCATTTTTCGGTTATTTATGCATTTTATTAGACAATTTCCCATTCATCGGCGCCGGGTACCAGTCCGAGGCTGCCGCCCGTGTCCCACTGCACGTGGATGGTTCCGGCATCATCGACGTACTGAACCGTGCCTTCGGTACCTGCAGGCGGTGCCTGCACATCATCCATAAAGATCAGCCGTACCCGTGCGCCCTTCGTCCTTGCCCGGCTTTCCGTCAGCCCTTTCCGCAGGATGGCAAGGTCGAAACCGAACTTGCGGTAATCCCGTTCCATGTTCTGGTAATACCAATCGCCCGGTTCCCCAAATCTCCGCTCCTCATGCATGATATACACCAGACCGCGGATTGTGTTGCCGTCCGTTTCGACAGGGATTGTTTTCTTATAGTAGAACCGCGGGAATCCTTCATATGCATCAAGCCGCCGTTCATCTGCTGCCGAAATGCGCCAGAGGACGACCGGCACGAAGGCATCCGCCTTTTTCTCGATAGTGGCGTAGCATCCGGTCAGGGAGCCTTTGAAAAGCAGCTCATACCCATTTACCTGTCCTGTCCCCGCAAGGGTGGCATCGGGACACCGCTGTGCCATCTGCGCTTCACTCATGTTGCTGCCGTAGGCAATGTAGATTTTTTTATTCATCGCTCTCATCCTTTCTGAAGGGAATGCCCTTCTACCACCCTAAGGGCAGCCGAAGCTGCCCGTGAGGCTATCCCCTTCAAGCGGCGTTGCGCCATGCAGAGTTGCCCGTGAGGTGTTTGAGGAAGTGGAGCCGGCAGGTCTTGAATTCGTCGCCGATAAGTCCCAGCCGGAGCATCCAGCACCGGAAGGCATATTTTTCATTGTCTGTTTCGGTCTTCCGTGCCGAGGCTTTCTTCTGCGTAAGAGCCTGATGGGCAACCGCAAGGCAGAACTGGATGTAGGCCTTGATTTCGCCGGCGTGTAAGGTGCCGTTGAAAAGGCGGAACTCGACGGTTCCTTTGGTGAAGGTGGCATGCAGGTTCAGCCCGTGATAGCGGGTGCTGTTGTAATGATGGTCCCGTCCGTAAGGCGCTTCCTGATACCAGAGATTGGCGATGCCGTCCAGTGTGTCCGGCTTTTTCCGGTTGAGATCCTTCAGGAACGTGGTATTCGTCTTCCGGCAGTACCGCCTTTCCCGCGAGGGGTTGATCTGGAGAGCGCGGTAAATCATGTCTTCCTTGCTCGCCATGATGTTCACCAGATTCCGCAGGGTCTTTGCCGTGAACCGTTCGGCTCCGACGTGGATGTGGATGCCGCAGGACTTGTTGGCGAAGGCTCCGGCCTTGCGGAGCGTCCGCACCAGTTCCTGCAGCTTCGGAATATCTTCGTAGGAAAGGATGGGGCTGACCACTTCCGTGCGGTAGCTGGCGGAAGCGTCCATGATTTCGCCGTTCACCTTTTTTTGCGAGATCAGGCTGGAGTCGTTCATGGCTTTCCATTTCCGTCCCCTGTCATCCTTTGCGGTGTAGGTATCGTAGGCTCCGCCTTCATGCCTGCTTTCTGTTCCGAAGAAGCGGGCCATGAGGCTGGCCGCCCGGTTTCTTGTAATCCCTGTCATTTCCATTTCGATTCCAAAGTGCAGTGTTTTCATAATTATCTCTGTCCTTTCTATGTGTGCGTGTGTTCTTTCGGTACACTATATATCACTCTAAAGGCACATAATAGCAAGTCATTTTGAGAATAATCATGAATTAAATTGAGAATTTATGTGTCCTGATTCCGGCGTTCCTTCTGCCGTTCGGCATGGGCGTGAGCTTCCGCTTCTGTGCTGAAAGCGCTCCATCCATTCAGCCCTTTCAGCATGGCCATGCGTGATTCGTGGCTGGCTTTGGTTCCCATGCCGATGCGCAGGAGCCACATCCGCAGATAATACTTCTCGTTTTCTGGTCGCCGGGTTGAAGGATTGATCCGTTTCGCCTTTTTCGCCGCGCTGACCATGAAGGCCGCCAGTTCAATCAGGGCGCGGTTCTTCACGGCGTTGTCTGTTGTGGCAAAAAAGAATGTCACCGTGTCTGCGGTAATCAGGAATCCCCGGCCTTCCTTGCTGTAGTTCTGGTAGACCGCAAAGAAGGAAGTCCTGTCTGTCACAGGCTCATCTTTCAGGTCTTCAATCAGCCTGTCCGGCACATGGATGTTTTCATTTTCTGCGGCGCGGTTCAGCAGGTACTGCTGGGCATGGAGCATGAAGACCAGATTGCGGAGCTGCGCCCCGTTCATGCCATCAAGGGGAACCTTAATTTCCATCATATCCGGATTCATTTCCTGTTCAGGTCCTTCGTCCTGCTGTGGTCGGGGTTTCTGCACCGCTTCCGGGCGCGGAAGGATGCCTTCCCGCTGAAGGAAACCAATCATGGCGGCTTCTGTCTTTCCATCGTCACATTCGATATCGCCGCTGCGAAGGATGCGGAAGTTCTGCCCTTCGTAGGCAAAGGTCGGCGCTCCGGCGTAATGAAGCTTTTCGTTATGGTTAAAAGGAATTAGTTTTCTGGCCAGTTCCTTGCGGTCGTTCAGATTCGTCTGGATTGTCATGGTCTATGTACCTCCTTGTTTTGTTAGTACATATATCACTCTGAACGCCGATAATAGCAAGTCATTTCTGCGTCTTTCTGAAAAAATATGCAATGCCTGCCAGCACGAAATACACACAGGGGAGAGCGACGCCATTCCCCCACATCTTGTACTCCGAGGAATCACGGTATGGTTCCTTCAGCCATTTGATAATCTGGTTTCTTGTCTTGGGCTTAGTTGTTTTCCCCAGGACTTTCCGATGCGCTTCAAAAACTCCGCCCCAGAAGCGGATATCTTCTTCAGACGGGTTTTCCGTTTCCAGATGGCTGCACCACCAGTCCGGGAATCCCTGAAGCCGGGCGCATTCTGCGGGCATCAGGCGGCGGACACGGGCCTTGCTGTTGATGAGCGGCGGATCTTTATAATCCGTGGCAACGAGCGACCCGGCCACTTCTTTGTCAGCCCGGGTGAAATGGGAATTTTTGCTGGCACTGTAAGTCAGCTCTACCACAGCAATACCGCCCTGGTTGCTCCCCGGCACATTCCCGGAGCGGTCCACGCACCGGCAGGTATCGCTTTCATAGACATGGTTCCGCATGTTGCGGGTGCCGTCCGAAGTCTGGCGTACATCATAGGTTTTCCGATTCCCTTCATCACCACCCTGAAGCACCAGGGGCTGATTGTTGCCTCCTGTGCCGTATCTGGCTGTCAGCGACGGGGTCACGGAAAGAGGCCCTTTGTATCGGGCGTCGGCTCCATGGTTCTCGAATACCTGGCCCGGCAAATCGATGATGACCGGAGGATGATGGGCTTCAGCCCGTAGTGTGTTCGTCCGTTCTTCCGTCACATCCATGCGGATGCCGCCCTGGTCATTCAGGCAGATTGTACCTGCCGTTCCAGGGCCAGGCGCAAGACTTCCGGCAGCACCTTGCCATGCTCGGAAGCCCTCCGCAGAATACCCCGACAGGCCCTCGGACTCAAATAGAACCGTTACGGCACTTTGTCCATCAAAATCCGCGACAAGGTAGATGCGTTTCCTTCGCTGGGGGACGCCCCAGTATTGGGCGTCAAGGACGCGCCAGGCCACAGAGAACCCGTCACCCAGGATGCATCCGGCAGGCTGCCACTTCGCAGATTCAGCCACTGAAACCTTATCATTCCTGATCCGGCAGATTTCTTCAAGGACGGTACAGAAGTCTTCGCCTTTGTTGCTGGAGAAGGCGCCAGGCACGTTCTCCCAGACGATATATCTTGGATATTTCCCATTCGTTTCTTCCCTCATTTCCTTTACGATGCGGACGGCTTGATGGAATAACACAGACTGCTTCCCTTCCAGCCCCTCCCTTTTGCCGGCAATCGACATGTCCGTACAGGGCGAGCCGAAGGTGATGATGTCCACCGGTTCCAATTCATGTCCGTCCAGTGTGACGATATCGCCGTAATGTTTCACGGATGGCAGTCTCTTTGTCGTCACCCGGATAGGGAACGGCTCGATTTCTGAGTTCCATACCGGAACGATTCCGGCGAGCAGCCCGCCCAGCTCGAATCCGCCGCTCCCGGAGAACAGGCTTCCCAGTTTAATCGGCTCCATCAGCAGCCACCTCCGCATAGGGGATCTTCTTCCCGTCACGCAATACAAAAACGCCGCCGTCCCCGCATTCACTGATGTACCGTTTCACGATAACATCGACAAACTTCCTATCCAATTCAATGCCATAGCAGATACGGTTCGTCTGCTGGCAAGCCATAAGCGTGGAGCCGGAACCGAGGAACGGGTCCAGGACGATGCAGTGGCTCATGGACGAGTTCTGGATAGGATAAGCCATCAGTGCCACCGGCTTCATCGTCGGATGTTCTTTGCTGGATTTCGGCCGGTCATATTCCCAGATAGTCGTCTGCTTGCGGTCGGAATACCACTGGTGTTTCCCGTTCAGCTTCCAGCCGAACAGGCACGGCTCATGCTGCCACTGGTACGGGCTGCGCCCCAGAACCAGGGCGTTCTTCTTCCATATGCAGCACCCGGACAAGTAAAACCCGGCATCCTTGAAAGCCTTACGGAAGTTCAGCCCTTGCGTATCGGCATGGAACACATAAATGGATGCATCCCGTTCCATGTTCTGCTCTATGTTGACGAAGGCGCTGAACAGGAACTGATAGAATTTATCGTCTGGCATATTGTCGTTCTTAATTTTCCCCGCTGTTTCTTCCACATCCACATTGTACGGAGGATCCGTCAACACCAGGTTGGCTTTCTTCCCGTCCATCAGCCGTGTGTAAGTTTCTGGCAACGTAGCATCGCCGCAGATGACGCGGTGTTCCCCCAGGAGCCAGATGTCACCAGCTTGGGAAAAAGTCGGCTTCTCCAGTTCCCCGTCCACATTGAAGTCATCTTCTTTCACCTTCTTGTTGTGGACTTTCGAAAACAACTGTTCGACTTCCGGCGCCTCAAAGCCTGTCAGGTCTACATTGAAATCGACGCTCTGCAAATCCACGATAAGGTCAGCCAGGAGTTGTTCGTTCCAGGCGCCGGTGATTTTGTTGAGCGCAATATTGAGTGCCTTGACCTTGTGTTCATCCTCAATATGGACAACGACACACTGGACTTCTTCGTAGCCCAGGTCTTTCAGCACATTGAGCCGCTGGTGGCCTCCAATGACGGTCATGTCGTAGTTCACGATGATGGGCTCCACATAACCGAACTCCTGGATGGAATTCTTGATTTTTTCGTATTCCTTGTCACCGGGCTTCAGCTGTTTCCTTGGGTTATACGCCGCAGGTTTCAGCTGCCCGACTGGCAGGACTTTCCATTCCATATCAGATGATTTCATACCCCGTTTCCTTTCTGAAAGCCGCGGCAACAGCGGCACCATATCCATTCAGGTGATGCCAGCGGCAGTAATTCCGTACGCTGTCCCGTGACAGCTTCGTTTCCCGGGCGATGGCCTTGTAGCCCATCCCCTTTTTTCTCATCGCTTCTATCTGCCGACGCTGACAGTCATCCATAAAAAGTCTCCTTCCTGCACAACAAAAAAGCTCCGGGCCAAAAGCCTGGAGCTGTATGTTATTCGATTCCAAAATTCTTCTTATATCCCCCCTTACGAATTTCGCGATTTTTCACATTTGAGGGGGCGGCGGTCATGGCCGGAAAGGCTGCAGAGATTGACATCCCCCCGCCCCTGCCTGGATTTTCAGTATCTGTACTCGATGTCCCGGTCTTCCGTCATCGTCTTGTGGTCATGGCAGCTCTTGCAAAGGGGCTGCCAGTTTTTTTCGTCCCAGAACAAGTCCGGGTCGCCGCGATGCGGCTTGATATGATCCACAACAGTTGCCGGAACGAGCCGTCCTTTCTCTTTGCATCGGACACACCAAGGATGACGCTTCAGGAAGAACTTCCTGGCCTTCTGCCACTCTCTCCCGTAGCCACGCAACGCTGCATTCTTCCGTTCCCCCTGGCAACTGCCGTTCATGTTCGTCACAATACTTTCTTCCGTACGGCACGAGCCTCGGACAGCCCGGATATTTGCACGGGGTCTGCGGCCTTCTTGGCATTCGTATCATCTCCGGCATCAAAAAAGGACCGATGGCGTTCAAGCCCCGGTCCTTCATTCTTTTTTTGCTGATTATAGTATATCTTACAGAAGCCAGTGACATCAAGTGCTGTTTAGGTGACATTTAGTGACATCCGGCAGGAATTTCGATGTGTTTCAGGGCTTCGTCATGCAGGCGGTACACCTGGCGGATATGAAGTCCGAGGGCATCGGCAATGGATGCCCAGTCCTTGAAGGCCAGGTAGCGGAGTTCCAGGACGACCCGTTCCCGGGCATCCGGCACCCGGCTGATGGCCTTCATGATGTCTGCCTTGAGTTCGACCAGGACGTCGATGGCTTCATCCACTTCCTGTTCCATATCCATCATGCGGGCGATGGTTTCTTCCAGCCGGTGCGGGTTGGGCGTCCCGCTCGGCGGCACCGGGCTGAGTGTCGATGACGCCTTGATGGCCAGCTGCCGCAAAGCGGATACCTGCTCCAGCTTGCTGTCTATCTGTATGTTGATGTTCCGTGCCTGTTCCAGGTACGCTTTTGCTTCCATACGCTTCTCTTCTCCTTCCGGTTCCCGCTTCATAGTATACCCCCATTTCCTGTTTCCGTCATGCCCAGGTCAGCCTTGACTGCTTCAATCAGCGCGGCCTGGGTTCCGTCTTTATGTTCCAATACTTTCAGGATGCGCTCATCAATCGTGCCTTTGGCCACGAGGTGCTGTATGATGACCGTGCGGCTCTGCTGTCCCTGTCTCCAGAGGCGGGCGTTGGTCTGCTGATAGAGTTCCAGACTCCATGTCAGGCCAAACCAGATTAAGATAGAACCGCCCTGCTGAAGGTTCAGCCCGTGTCCGGCAGAGGCCGGATGGATAAGCGCCACGGGTATCTTTCCGGCATTCCAGTCGGCAAAGTCCTGCGGGTCCTTCAACTCCCTGGCTTCCATCCGCTTCTGAATGCGGTCTTTGTCGTGCTTGAACCAGTACGCCACCAGAACAGGCTGCCCGTTGGCGCTTTCCACTAAATCTTCCAGGGCATCGAGCTTCCGGTCGTGGATGCCCACCACGTTCTTGTCGTCCGTATAAATGGCGCCGTTCGCCATCTGCGAAAGTTTCAAGGTAAGCGACGCGGCATTAGCGGCTGTGACTTCGCCGCCAGGAAGCTCCAGTACCAGGGACTTTTTTAGTTCGTCGTAACGTTTCTTTTCCTTTTCGCTCAATGTGACTTCTTTCGCCACGCTCACCAGCTCCGGCATTTCCAGGTAATCGTTCGCCTTCATGGACACGGTGATGTCGGCAATCTGGTGATAGATGACTTCTTCCGCTCCCGGCAGCGGCTTGTAGGAAAACACCACCATGCCGTTGCGTTTGTCCGGCTTGAAGTACAGGCTGCGGTACTGGCTGATATACTTTCCCAGCCGTTCGCCCATGTCCAGGAGCCGGAACTCGGCCCAGAGATCCATCAATCCGTTGCCGCTGGGCGTTCCCGTAAGTCCCACGATGCGCTTCACTTCAGGTCGCATGGCTTTCATGGCTTTGAACCGTTTGGACTTGGCGTTCTTAAAACTCGACAGCTCGTCCAGGACGACCATATCGAAATCCAGTCGGCTGTTCTGATACAGCCATGCCAGGTTTTCCCGGTTCACAATATAGATATCAGCTTCCTTCTGCAAGGCCCGCCGCCGTTCCACCACGGTCCCCACAACCACGCTGCAGGTAAGGTCTTTCAGGTGATCCCATTTTCGGATTTCTTCCGGCCAGGTATCCCTCGCCACCCGCAAAGGAGCTACTACCAGCACCCGCTGTACTTCAAAGGTGTCATACATCAGGTCACGGATGGCTGTCAGCGTCGTCACCGTCTTGCCAAGGCCCATGTCCAGGAACAGGGCTGTAACCGGATGGGATTTTATATACTCGATAGCGTATTTCTGATAATCATGCGGCAAAAACTTCATCCGGCATCATCTCCTTCCATAACTTCCTTCAATATCACGGGGATATCACTGGCGGCATCCAGGACGAACACCTGGAAGCCAAGTTTCCTCAGCGTGGCATGCCGTTTCACCTGCAGCGACCGCGGCTTTTTGCCCGGGGCCTTCACTTCCACAAAGGCCACCTTCCCATCAGGGAGAAGGACCAAGCGGTCCGGCATGCCGCTATAGGATGGCGACACGAACTTCAGTGCCATGCCGCCGCGCCGCCTTACTTCCGCCACGAGTTTTTGTTCTATCTGTTTTTCACTTAAAAAGTTCATCCGCTTTTTCCTTCGCCTTTTCCATCACTTCAGCGTCAACGGCGTTTCTGGGTTTGCCATTGAAATTCCCGTAAAACACATCAAGGTATTCATTACTGATTTCCGGATGGTCATGGAACATATTATCTTCTGCCCGGGAACGCACTTCATCAATCCTTCGAAGCGCCCGTAAGAATTTATCCGTATCAGGAGCTGAAAGGACTCGTGAAATGTGAATTGCAAGTATGGCGCCCAGAGCCCTGAACAGTCTCATTTCCGCTCCTGTTTCCTTGTAAAGGTCAAGCGTCCGTTCTCTTTTATGTATCATGGTGTTATCCTCCATCCTATTTCAATTGGTGACACTCATGATTCTCTCACCCCTAACTTCTTATATAGGTATATTTATTTTTACCCCTATAGGAACTTTGTAGTGAGAGTATCATGAGTGTCACCTTTCCAGAATCAGTCCAGGAAGTCTTGTCCTTCTTTCAGCTTCAAGCCATGGATAAGACTGCCCTTCTTTGTTCGATGACGAAAAAATCCAGCCTTTTCCAGATTTCCATAGAAATCCGTAGTGCTTCTGATGTATTCGCCGCTTTGCATACAGATGACCCGGTACTGCTGATACAGTTTCCCGGACTTCTCTGTGAATGACGGATCAATGTCGCAGTGGTCTTCAAGGAATTGTCCCAGCCAGTCATTGTCCTCACGGTATTTTTCCACGGCATCCCGCACGGCTTGGGGCTCATCAATTTTGAAGCCTTTCCGGATTGCCGATTCCGCCCCTTCGATGATCCATTTCATGATGGCAGGCCCCGCATGATTGAACAGATAATCCGAGTAGTTCTTGATATCGCTTTTCCCGGTAATCTTGGCGTTAAACGGGATGACAATCAGCCTTCGCCACGTCCCGTCATCATTGGCGGAAACCTTGGGCAGGTAATTGGTATACAGAACCAGGGTATGGGATGGGACGAAATGGAACGGGTCCTTGTATTTCTTCTCCGCCTCGATGGGATCAACCGAACAAATCTGCTTGACCATGCCTGTGTTCAGCCGCTGCCCTTCTTCCAGCTCTGACGCGATGATGAGCCGCTTGCCCTTGAGTTCCGCCATTTCCGGCTTCACATTCCGCTTGCAGCTCATGGTCAGGGCATCCGCGGAAATCTTCCCGGAGTACGTGCCAAGCACCCTGGCGATGGTGTTCCAGAAAGTGGACTTGCCGTTCGCCCCGCCGCCATAGGCGATAATCATCTGTTCGGCATAGACCCGCCCGACAGCCGCCATCCCGACGATTTCCTGCACATACTGAATCAGTTCCCGGTCATGGCAGAAGAACAGGTCAAGGCTCTCCTGCCAGAGGCCTTCTCCCTTATCGCCCGGCGAGCAGGCCGTGATTTTCGTAATGAGGTCGTCCGGGTCATGGGGATGCCCGCCACCTGTTCCCTGCGTAAGGTCATACGTCGCTTCCGGCGTATTCAGCAGCTCCGGGTCATAGTCCAGTTCGGTGACATCCAGGGCGAGCATCGGTTTGGCTGCATTCTGGGTGTTGACGATGTACCGGTAATTGCGGTATTTCATGACGAATTTTTTATAGGCGTCCGCGCTGAGAAGGGCCGTCAGCAAATGGCCTTTTTCCCCGGGAATCTGGTTGGCCAGGGTCTTGCTTCTGGACTTCACGTCTTCCCGGGAGATCC